AATCTGCATGTCGGCCCCCTTCTGGGTCTGCACGACAGTCACGTCCGACGCTGACCCCTGGACAATCGCACCATTGGCTGCGTTAGCCAGGGTGCGTGGCCTGGTCATGCCGTTGGGGTTGACCATGAAGATCACCTTGGCTGCTGCAGCTGACGATTCCAGGATTGCTTGGCTCAGATTTTCAAGCGCAAGCAAGTCGCCGTAATATTGCTCAACGTAACTGCGTCCGTATTCCTCGCTTTCTACGCGGTCAAAACGCAGGCTGATCCAAGGGGTGGCTTCTTCCTTGCACATGCCGTGTGTGCCTGGCACCTCTTTGCCTTTGACCTCTTGATACCAATGGCACTCACCTTCGTAGAACTTGACGCAGGTGTAGACCTTGACTGTCTTCTTGCTGCTTGCGTCGCTGTACTCTCCTTCCTCTTCGTCGTCTAAAAATCCCTCGGGTAATGCTTGCGGGTAAACCTCTTCTTCGACAACAATCTCTGTGACGTGACCCATAGGATCACGACAAAGCACAAAGCGGTCCAGATGGATGACTCTGATTCCTTGCTCTGAGACGTAGAGCAAGACGTTGCCGCTAACCAGAAGGTGCTTAAAAGCTTCGTGTAAAGATGCTCGGCCATTGGCAGTGTCAAGCACCCCCATCACAGCGTGCTCTACTTTGACCAGCGCTGCATCAAGTTCGGTCTTGACCTGTGGCCCAGCTTCTGCAACACGCAGCGCCAGGTCGTCGATCTCTAGTTTGAAGAACGGAGCGTTGGGCGGGAACAAAGTGACAAGCAGTTTATTGCTTAGAAAATTTGTGCCGCGTGCGCCAAAGCTTTGGTATGGCGTCTTTAAATCACCAGCTTCTCCGCCGTGTGCCTCTTGAATAAGGCCAGGGATGGTGACCTTGCTGCAATCACGAGCACGCTGCAGGTATGAGTCACGATTAACAGCCAGCTGGTTGTACCTGGCCGCCGCAGTTCGGCTGCCCGGCATGCCCATTGGCTTGGACTGCCGGTCGACGTTGGAAGTCAGGTTCAGTTTCATCATGCCTAGCCGGGAATAGAGAAGCCGCCGTAGCCAGCGATGTCAGCTCGCATTGAGCGGCGACCGCGGCCACGTCTTCTAATGTTGATAGGTGTTTGCGAGTTAGATGGCACACCAAGCGATGCCGACGGAGATGAGGCTGCGCCCTCTTGCGATGTTGCTGGTGCTGCTGGTGCTGCTGACTGTGCCCGTGCCGGTGCTGCTAGTGCAGCAGCAGGCGCCATTGCTGTCGGACTTGGAGCAGGTGGTGCTGGCCGTTGCGTCATTGCCAACTGTTCTTGGTAGCGCTTCTCCGAAGCAGCTTGCGACGATTCAAACTGTCGCTTCTGTTCTTCCATTTGTTCGCGTTGCCGCGCCATGTTTTCTTGGTGCCGCCTATCAGCAGCCGCACGATCACTTGAACTCGACCCACCGCCACCGCCCACACACATAATTAATCAGCAGAATTTTGCTCATCGTAAATGCTGTGGAGCATGCGCACCACTGCACGCCTGCCGACATACATCCAGACCTCTCTGTCATTCCATTCAGGTAGCGGACAAAGTTCAGGGACTGCGTCGTCTAATTTCTGCAGCAGCTCAGGGCTGATGTCTGGCCAATCACTATTAGACATTTGCGTTTACCTCACATAAGGCTTGCTCTTGCGAAGGATGCCACAGAGTTAGCTTCTGCTGCTCCATGTCGTAATCACCGTGCCGCAAGATGCGTGTCATGCGTGCAGCTAACAGTGCATCGGTGAAGGTCTTGCCTTTCTTTTGATAAGCCTTGACCACAACAGGCCACATCTCACGCAGCGTTGTAGTTGTGCCCAAGATTTTGTCAGCTGTCTTAGGACCAACGCCTGCCAAGCCATCGACGTTGTCAATCCTGTCGCCTGTCAATGTCTGCGTCATCCAATTGCGGTCAGCTTCGTTCTTGCTGATGTTCAAAACATTGTCGTTAACCAGCAACTTGCCTGGCACAGTCTTCATATCTTTGTCCGGCGAGACAATGATCGGGTCGTTGATCTGACCTGACGTGGCAAGCAAGCCCATTACGTCATCAGCCTCAAGCTGACCCATGGTCACGCCGTTGTATGCAGCAGCGAGATAGTCGTAGACCTCGCGCAGTGCCATCGGCTTGCGCTTACCAATGCGGTTGGCCTTGTACTCCTGGCTTAGTTCATGGCGAAACGTGGGGTAGCTGCTCAAGCAAACCCGCACGTCTTGATCTTGCGTGACGTTCATCCAATACTCAATCTGTTGTGACGCCCTGGTCTTGGCTTCGACTGGGTTGACTGTCAACGTGTGGCACCATTCAGTCCATTGCGTTTCTGTTTCGCAACTAGCGCAAGTTTTGTAGCCGAGCCAATCGCCGTCAATAAGTAAGGTCATGTGCCAAAGAAGTGAGACATAGGAATAGTTAGCCGGCCTGATTCATGGTCATACAAAAGTTTGTCGACCGAACCAGTTGTGCCACAAAACCTGTTCTTCAACACGCGCAATTGCAATTCACTGCGCTCTGCTGGGTCGCCTTGCTGGTTTCTCTCGCAACCGACAACGCAATCCGACAGCTGTGCAATGGCATGGCTGCCACGTAGCTGAGACAAGCTGGTCTGTGCTCCCTCCTCATGGCCGCGGCCTTCCGGTCGCTTGAGGTGGGACACCAGCACCAGGCCAATGCCCGTCTGCTCTACTACCTGTCGCAGCTTGGTGCACACCACGTCTAAAGCTCGCCGCTCATCCAGGTCTGCAATGCCACTAACCACAATGGTGAGGTGATCAAGGAACACAACGTCAACACCCTCGACGTCGGCCAGGTACTTGATCTGTTCGACCATCCGGTCAGGATCCATCGATCCGAAATGGTCATAGAGAAACAGTCGACCACCACCAAACAAGGAATGAAACGCAGTCTTGACCTCGTCAACCGGCACCATGTCAGGGTCCAGGTGCAATGGCTTGTTGACCTCGATGCCAACAATGCCTTGCATTGTGCGCTGCAGTGATTCCTCCAGCGACAGCATCCCAACCTTTAACCCGCACCGCAGAAAGTGGTGGGCCAGCTCACGACAAACAGACGACTTCCCCGTTCCTGAGCCAGCCGTCACCGTCACCATCTCACCCTTCCTAAAGCCACGCAGGCAGCTGTTGAGTTGTGGCCACGGCAAATCGCACACCTTAGTTGCGCCTGGCTTGACCATCTCTTGGTACAAGTCAGCAGCATTGAGGATGCCATCAGGCCTGACCGGTGTCGCCTTCCATAGCAGGTCTTTAAGCTGTGCACCCTCGCCAGCCTGCAGCATTTCGTTGGCGTCTTTGCGAGGCAGCCTGCAGATAGCAGCCCTGCCGTATGGCAGCACCTTGACTGCTTCCTCTGCTGCCTTTGTACCCGGATCGTCTGAGTCAAAGCACAGCACGACGCGGAACTGACGCAGCCATTCAAGGTTTGCCGCTATGTATTTGCTTGCTGATTGCGCACCGTTGGGCAGGCTGACAACAGGAAAGCGATTGCCTTGTACCTGCGACACCGACATGGCATCAACCTCGCCCTCTGTAATCACGCAGAAAATGTCTGTTTCTTTGCCGTGGTTCTGCCGCCATAAGTGCTGGCCCCACAGTTGGATGTTGGATGTGTCGCCGATCCACCGAAACTTTTTGTCGGGGTAGCGCAAGTGCTGCGCCACATCTTTACCCCGTTGGTTTCTGTAGGTGGCGACCTGCACTGTCGATCCGTTGTAGCTGCCAACGCCGTAACCAAACAGCTCGGTCGTCTCCTTGTCCAAGCCGCGTTTAGTCAGCGGCACGCAGTCAACAAATGACAGCAGGTTTACAGGTGGTGGTGGCATTGGTGGTATGGGTTTGAGCTTTGGTTCTCGCTCGGGTTGCTCGGTGTAGTTACAGCCAAAGCAGTAGGCATGGCCATCACTAAACCGTGCAAGGTTGTCCTTGCTGTTGCACTCCGGGCAAGCTTCGTGTCGAACGAACTTTGATTTTTCACGCAGCATTGCTGAACCACGCAGTGGGTATGTGTCCCTCGCACCACGGAAAACCATGACGCTCTGCCCACTGCCAGTAACGCAGTGATCGTGGTGCCTTTGACAACTTGGCCTTTGCGTTTTGAAAGCAGAGACGCAGGTCTAGGTCAGGGTGTGACTGCTTAACGCTGCGCAATTTGCGCCGGTCTTCTGCAGTCAGTAACCCCTTGGCCTCCACGACACAGTCAGGAAGGATGAAGTCAGGGGTGTAGACCGCCTGGATTATGTAGTCGTAATGCTGGCTCTCGTAGTTAAAAGCCAGCTCACGCTTGTTAAGGCTGGACGCAATGCCAGCCTCAAACTTGCTGCGAAACCTAAAAGTCCCCGACTGCTTTGGTTGCGACCGCCTCGGCTTGTGAGGTTGCCGCCTTCGCGCTGTCTTCCCATCCACCTTCGACCGCATCAAACCCTGTGCCTCCCTGCGTGTACTCAACAGGCTTGATGACCTGCACCTCTTGGATGCTCAGCGTGATGCCAACACCGATGGGCGCAGAGTACGGGCGGGCTTGCACCTTGACCCGACCAAGTGTGCCTGCCCCTAGCTTTTGTAGTGGGGCACGGTTGCTGACCATGCAACCTTTGCCGTCAAAGATTGGCAGCTGTACGTCCCATGCTGTGCCGTCTTTGCGAATGCCCTTTGCCTTGCGCTTGCACTTGAGCTTGATAACGGGATTGCCCTGGTCATCGGAGGTTGCTGTCCATGGCTGCGGATCAACCAGCTTCCACGCCTTGTTTGGATCAGAGTCCTTGCAAGCTTTCTTCCAATCCTCAAGGTGTGCTTCTAGTTTTTCAACCAGTTCCATGCCTTGCTCGGCAGGCACCAGCACCTCGACCTTGTACTCACACTTTTCAAACTTGGTGTCGGGCTCAACTAACCAGCTGTACCTGAACTCACCTTTGGGGGTGACAAATGACAGCGGTTCTGGATTCTCGAAATTCATGTGATGAAGTAGTTACTTGTCTGAACTTGGGACAGGTCAAGCTTGCCTAGGACAGGCCGCGGCGGAAGCTTGGCTTTGCTTTTGTTTGAGAGTTGCGCAAGCAGCTGATCGACGATGGTGTCAAAGCTGCTGGCTGCATACAGGTCAGCGAACGTAGTGCGAACTGAGTTGCGTACCTGATTCATTTCCGCTGGTGTCGTTACGAAGCAATCATGGATTCCTCCAAGGTTGCACACCCCATGTGACATGGCGTGATTCGTAACCAGGGCCATGTGACTGGCGTCCTGGCTGTGCACGACATTGGGGCTAAGCCCCCGTGCCATGCGCTGCTGGTCAAGACCGAGGTCATCGACTTTGCAGCGGACGTCTAAGCGGACGTCGGAAAGATACCGCAACCTGATTCTTTTGTCTTGAACATTTGAATACATCTGCTGCACAAGCAGGCCTGATGGGGTGACCCATCGCAAGGCCACATCCTCTTTGCCTGCTGCTCTGCCAAGGGCACGCAGGTATTCCATGGCTTGTTCAGCGTGGCCAATTAATGCACGAGCTTCAGCGTGCAAGATCTGCGCCATGAAGTGCATCGCTGACATGGCACCTGCCTTGTGTGGCCATGCACCAGGGCCAAGCAGTTCATCAGCACGCTTCAAAGCCCACGCCCAGCAAGCGTGGTAGTAGGCAATAGGTGTCGCTGAGTAGGGCAGTGTCATCACGATGGGCTTAGCCAAGCTGCGGTCAGGCTGCAGCGCCAGCCACTTGCTTGCCCGTGGGTCATCGCTGTCCCGCAGGCGTGTCAAGACACGGGTCATGACCATGCCGTAGATGTCCTGGGGCTGGTCGTTGTCAACCAGATTGACCATGGCCCCCATGTCTTCGCTGCGCAGCAGCCCGCTGTAGTGCTGGATGCCGGAGCATGTGCAGTCAAGCGTTACTGGCAGCGTGCATAAGTAGCCAAAGCCGACGTCACTGAACTCTTTGTAAGCACGGCAAAAAGCAAGGAATTGCCATGGCTTGTCTGCCTTTAACCAAAACTCAGGCTGCAGCCATGGGTCAGCGCCAACCTGTCTGATGTTGCGCCGGTTCTCATAGACCCAGTCGACACGGGTGCGGTAGTCATGCTTCCCCATGCCATA